GTCTTGTATGGCGCGCCGAGGAACATCACACCAATTAACTCAGTATGGTGATTGTGGTGGTGTTTTGATTGGCGTTACCAATTCTGGACCAGTTCTTTTAGGTTTACATGGATATGGTAATGCTGCCAAACACATATTTGCGCTTCCTATTACACCGAATGAAGTCGACGTAGAAAGTGGTTGTCGCATACCTTATTCTAGTACTTCTGCTCAACGTGAATTAGCTAGTTTGCATAAGAAGTCTGTTATGAGATATATGGAAGAAGGTGTTGCTGATGTTTACGGATCCTTTGCAGGTTTCAAAGTGAGTCACAAATCTAATGTTAAAAAATCAATTTTCCATGATAAAATGAAAGCGGATGGTTACGTGTGTGAATTTACAAAACCAGTTATGTCCGGATGGCGGCCGTGGAATATTGCCGCTAAGGACATGGTACGTCCTATTTCTTTCAAACAAGATCTAATAGATGAAGTGAAGAAGGATTTGTTGGAAACCATCAAAAGTAGATTGTGTCCAAATCAATTGAATCTTTTGGAGCCTTATGATACATTCACTGCTGTGAATGGAGCAGCTGGAGTTTCTTATGTTGATAAGTTAAATAGGAATACTTCTGCTGGAAATCCATGGAAAAAATCCAAGAGATATTTTTTATCAAGTATCCCACCTGAATCCGGATTGCAAGATCCAGTTGAAGTTGTGGAAGAAATGAAAAATAGAATTGAAGAAATTGAGGATATCTATGGTCGAGGCCAGAGATATCATCCAAATTTCTGTGGCAACCTTAAGGATGAAGCTGTATCCTTTGCGAAGGCTGAATCAGGTAAAACAAGAGTCTTTACTGGTTCACCAATGGACTGGACAATAGTTGTTCGCAAATATTTTTTATCATGCATTCGTTGTATACAAAATAATAAATTCGCATTTGAGACTGCTGTTGGTACCGTATCCCAATCTACTGAATGGGGTGAAGTATATAAGTATGTCACAAAGCATGGCAAATCAAGAATCATCGCCGGCGATTATAAATCATTTGATAAACGAATGAGCGCTCAGCTGATACTTGCTGCTTTTGATATATTAATAGATTTATGCGAAACTAGCGGGAATTATACAGCAAAACAATTACGTGCAATGCGATGCATAGCAGAAGATACTGCTTTTCCCTTGATTGACTTTAATGGAGATCTTGTTCAATTTTATGGATCTAATCCTAGTGGGCACCCTTTGACTGTTATCATAAATAGTTTAGTTAATAGTATGTATGTTAGGATAGGATATAAACATGTCATAGGCGACGTTTCATCATTTAGAGACAATGTAAGTTTGTTGACATATGGGGATGACAATATCATGTCAGTGAGTCTACTTAAGAAGGAATTTAATCATACTTCTTTAGCTGAGGCACTATATACTTATGGTATCATTTATACTATGGCTGATAAGGAGGCTGAGAGTATTCCTTTCATTGATATCAAGGATGCTGACTTCCTTAAGCGGAAATGGCGATATGATACCGATGTAGGAGCATTTGTAGCTCCCCTAGATGAAACAAGTATCATTAAATCTTTAATGATGATAGTACAAAGTAAAACCATCTCTGATGAAGAGCAAATGATTTCTATAGTATCGAGTGCAGTAAGGGAATATTTCTTTCACGGCAAGGATAAATTCCAGGAGATGTCTGCAGTATTAAAATTGTACGTGCGATCTCATTCTTTGCAATTCTGGGTACAAGATTCCACATTTCCAACGTGGGATCAATTGTATGAAGAATTTTGGGAGTCCTCAAAAATGTTATTAGCTACTCGATTGGATCTCAAAGCCCAAGCAGAAGATATTCATATAGATAACTATGATCTAGAGGAGTTTGAACGCATGGTCTTAGCTGAAAATGAATTAGAAGATGATACTGATCAGGAAATAGAAATCGAAGCAGTTACCATCGGTCCTGCTGTCACTAGTCCTACAGCTATTCAATCATTCTCTTGTTCATGTTGTTTCGGTTTGTCATCACCTTCATTAATAAATGATGTACGTGAGATTTGCTCAGTTTCGCTTGAGATTGGCATGACTCTTAAGCGTTATAGATGTGATAGTGGAAATATGTGGCATGTATTTTGTCCAATTATTGACGATATTCCACCATTGTTGTGGGGTATTGATCAACACATTTTGAGACAAAATTTTAATAAGATAGTCAGGTACAAAAATGAGTTAGGTATTTGTTTGTATGTAATTCCATTTCTAAGTGTTGTTTATTATATAGAAGTGGATGAATTTAGCCAGAATGCTTGTTGTGGTCGGGACCACAATGGCTTCATAGATGTTCCTAATGGGGCTTTTGGCGAATATGTCCTTTAAACCAAAAAACGCTAGTGTGTCATAGTTACTGCTGGAAATCCGTAGTTTCCATTGTATAATGATTTCCAGAGAGTGGGTGGCACATTTTCCCACGTGAGCGTTCCTCGAAGTCTCTATTTAGAGGTGTAGCCAGTTGGAC